GCGCACCAGTCGCCACCGAACCCAAAGTAATCGAAGCGACCGCACCAGCAGAACCAGTCGCCCCCGTAGCACCCGTCGCACCAGTCGCGCCTGTAGCCCCTGTAGCACCCGTGTCACCCTTAGCACCAATCGTGGTCCAACCAGTTGACTTGTAAACTTGGAACTCGCCAGTATCTTTCAGATACGTGACCATGCCCTCAGTAACCGTGAACGCCCCGCCGCCAGCGAAGTATGCTGAACGTGCCGCAGCCGAGTCAAATGTGCCAACAACCTGTGACGCAATATAGTCATTGAACTCTGCTGATTCAATGGTTTCGGATGTGAACTTTTTGAACTGTGCCATAAATTTAGTTACCTAACGTCGCAGAAGAATCCAAACTGGAAGAATATGTAGAGTCTAACTCAAAGGTGCCAGGAAGCACAGAATATCCTGCCGCGATAAGTGCTGCTGCTTCGCTGTCTGTCACATAGTTGTTATGCCCACCAAGGAATGTGCGGCGTACCGTAGACATCTCTGATGGTTGGTTGGTGGTGTAGGTTCCGTTGTTCAACCAGTACAGGTTTTTCCCGCGGATACCTAACCCTAAAAAGGCGAATAGTCTAGCACCGTTGAAACGGACACTGGATTCTGGTGGTGTAACGAAAATGGGCATGTTGTGTGATTGTATCAAAACGAAAGCCCCCCATCTCCCGTGTGAGGGGAAACGAGGGGCTTTTGCTTTAACTGTGGTTAGTTATTAGTTAGCACCAATGCTTGAAGATGATTCAATGCGTCGGAGCGATGCTTCACGGAAGCGACCATAGCCACCCAACCAGTACCAACCCAATGGCTGCAAGCGCATGAGGTAGTCGGTTACGTTGCCACGGACAATCTTCGGTACTGCACCGTTGCCATCTTGTACGCTGAACGCCTTAGCAAGAGCCTGACGACCCATGATGTGCGTGCAATATACGTCAATAGAGCCAGTTGTGCTGGTTCCGTTTGATGCGTCGGTGAATACCTTGGCACGTGGGGTTTCGATGAAACGTACGGATTCGAACTTGCCGATTTCGCCGTTGTAGATTCCCTCTGGGTTGACGTAGTTTGCAGGGGTGCGCCATGCTGCTGCGTCAGTTGCCGAACGGAAGTCGTACGATACGTCTGGGTGGATAAAGCCGATGTATGAACCGTCGAACGTTGCAACGTTTGCTGCACGGAGTTGTGCAACAGTCCTGCGAACGTCGTCAGCAGCGATGATGTCTTCTGCCTGAACGGTTACACGGCTAGTTGGGGTTGATGCACCACCAGTTGCGTAAACAACGTTGGTTCCGCCAGCAAGAACGTCACGGACAACCTGGTCCATTGAGTCACCTGCGTTGTAACCGATGATGTTTGCTGCTGCTGAGTCAACATCCAAGAACGCTGTTCCACGCAACTTGGCGGTGGTCACTACTGCGTTACCGTATTCGTTGAGGGTTACGGTTACTTGGCTGTCGGACAATGCGGTTGGGGTTACGTCGGTAACTTCGTTCAACGTTGACGTTGCTGCTGCAATGTCGCTGAAGATGGTGAATGTTACGCCTGTGCCTGGCATTGCCTGTGCTACTGGTTGTACGTCTGCTGCCTGGTCGAAGAGGAGTTCTGAACGAAGGGCGAAGTACGCCAAACGGTCAAACGCTACCTGGTCTACGGACAGTGACGAGGTTGTTGTTTCGCCTGCCATTTTAATTTTTCCTTTGGTTTAGAGGTTGTTTACGAATTTCCTAATGCTATTCGTGCCTCTGCCAAAATTGAATCTACCTCTTGTGGGCTTCGCGCTTCTTGAAGTCTGCGGTTCCAGTCAACTGGTGGTTGCGCGGTTTGTGAACCTGCCGCAATTTTTGCGGTTCGGTTCCAAGCCTGAGCCTCTTCCACTAATGGACTTGGTTCTGGGGGACTAATCAATTGTGCTTCCACTCCTGCTTGCCTGATGGCTTCTGGGGAAAGGTCGCCGTCGTATCCTTTAACGAAATACTTTGCCATTGGTGAACTCAGGTCGATTCCTGCTTTCACAAACGCTAGTTCTCGTTTGGCTGCGTCGGCTTCTGCGAGAAGTTTTCGGGCTTCTGCGTTTTCCTTTTCCAGTTGTTTCATCCTTGCCCGAACAGGGTTTCGGTTGTCTTCCATCTGGTCTTCGCTGTCGTAGTTGTCAATATCTGACATATGGCACTCTCCTTTTGCCCACATCACTCTGGAGGGTAGTGATGGCTGCTGTTGATTTGTCACCCCTATTGCTCCGCACGGTTCGGGGGTTGCCCGTGAAGGTATTACGAACTATAACACATTACATGCCGACTGTGGTGAGTCCTGTCTGTTGTCCGCCTTGTCCTGCGAATCCGCCGCCTGTTTCGAATGCTGCGGTGCGTCCGCGTCGGCGGCGTGCGATTCGTTGTGCTGCGGCTTGTTCGTTGGTGAGTACTCCTGAAACGATTTCTTCTTGGGTGAGTGCTTGTTCACCTAGGAGGTTTGTTTGGAATAGTTCTTGTTGTTGTCCGATTTGGGTGAAGCCTTGTTGGGCTTGTTCTGCGGTTATGCCTTGTCGGGCTAACTGTTCTGCTTGTGCGGTTGTGATTTGCATGCCGCCTTGGGTTACGCCTGCTGCAGCGATTTGTGCGGCACGGGCTTTGCGTTCTATTTCTTGACCTGATTTGAGTGGGTCTAGGAAGTAGGCGGCGATGTCACCGTCGGTGAGGTCTGGGACCATTCGTTTCAGTTGGGTGACTACTTCTGGGCTGGCTTGGGTTACTGCGTTATACCCTTGTTGTATTCTTTGGGCTAGTTCGACTGGGGAGATGTCGTTGGCGATGAAGTTGGCGAAGGCTTCTTGGGTGTCGTAGAAACCTTTTGGCATGCCGAGGTTCTTCAAGTTTGTTTTGTATGACATTTCCTGGTTGATGTACTCAGCTTCAGAAAGCTCAGGCAAACCTTTGCTCACACGGTCAGCGTTGCCTTTGAACCGTTCCTTGTAAATAGGTGTTTCACGGATAGACCCGAACAAAGCATCAGCGTTACGCACCAACGTAGGGTCACCCATAACAGCCTGATTCAAATTGTCGAACAGTCCTTCAAGACCATAACGACGAAGTGTCGCTTTAAGTTCATCGGCAGCAGCGTTACCAATTGGTAGCACCGTAGGCGTGGATGGGGTTACAGGGTTGTAAACCGTTGTTGGGATTACTGGACCAGTCGGTGCCTCGTTGCTTGGTGTCGCTGGTACCGCACCAAAATCTGGAAGTGTTGTAGCAACATCCTGTGGTGGGCGTTGAGCCAACTGCACTTTAGCTGTGATTTGCTTGCGACCTTCAGGGGTTGCACCAAGTTCAGCAAAACGCGCGTTAAGCGCAGCAGTATCAACAGGCTTACCAGCAGCCTGTAGTTCAGCGGTACGTTGCTGGATGAATAGTTCTTGACGCTCTTGTTTAGATAATGCCATGATTAACCTCTCACTGCTCCGAAACCTTTAGTAATAGTAGAAGCCACATCACGGTAAACCGTCTTAGCTTCATCAGTAGTCTGCCACTCAGGTAACGTACGCAGGAACTTGCCCCACTCTGTACCGTTCATTAAGCGAGTCTCATTCGTGTTCGGGTCTTGGTATGACAGCAAACGCCCCCATTTGTTGGCATCTGTAAAGTCAACTGTGTAAGGGTCGATGTTAAGTACGCTCGCAGCAATTGCTCGATAGCTTGCGGTAGCTTGTGCAACGGTACGACCAGCATCCAACTGTCCTTTCAACGCAGGGTACAAGTTCTCTGCATCGCGGCGCATCATCTCTTTAACCTGTTCAGGGGTCATGGTTTTCATGATGAGGTTCTGGGAGTATGCGTTGATGGTCGCATCATCAAGTTTGATGCCGTAGTCGATGGCATATTGGCGGACTGTTGCAGCGTCTAGACCTTTTGTGGTTGCTTCTCCTGCTACACCGCCAGGGGTTTTACCTGTTTTGGCTACTTCTGCACCAACATAACGGGCTGTTTCGTTAGTATCCCAACCGTATTTGATGGCTTGGGTGGCAAGATTTTTTAACGCAACAGGGTCTAGTGAGTAGCCTTGTTTGCCAATGTAGGTTTCAAGTTCGAACTGTTTAGCGTTGATGTCATTGGCAAGGGTGGTTGGGTCTGTGGTTTGCTTGTCAAGGTAGGCACGCTCTTTAGCGTCTTTTGTTTTCGACCATTGGGTGGATTGAACAGCGTTAAGGAAACGGTCTTTAGTCCATTTTTCTTTAACAGCTTGGTCAATGATTGCCTGTAGTTCACCAACCGACTGGTAAAGGTCTGCTATCCAACCGTATTGTTCTTTAGCGTATTGGTACCATGCTGGCGTACCTTTTGCTGGTGGTTTAGGTTCTGTTGTTGTAGTGGTTGCCATGGTTATGCTTTCATCCAGTCAGACAATACGCCGATATATGTGGAGTAATCGTTTGCTTGCGCTTCTGTTGGTGCCATTTTTTCTGCTTGTTTTTCAGCAAATATTTCAGCAGTTGGTGGTTGCACAACTGTTCCGCCAGAAGAAGTAGCCATTTGATATTGCTTATCAAGTTGATTGTATGCTTGCACAAGTTTGTTCATATCAGCTTCAGATAAGGTTCTGCCCAATGCTGATTGTGCGCCGCCTTCAAATGCTTTCTTCAATGAATCAGGGTTATTTAGTCTGAATGTGGGTAATGAACCGCCGACTGATGCCACAGGGTTTTTAGAAAGATATGCTAAAGCTTCATCTAATGACTTGCCACGGATTGGGCTGGCTGGGTCAGCGTTCAAAATGTTGATTTGTGTCAACGCTTTTGAAAACATAGACTTTAGTTTTGGGTCAGCTTTATTACCCAACGATGGTTTATACCCTGGAAATGCAGCCATTAACTGAGTCTGATATGACATTAATTTATCTGTCGAAATTTTATAGATGATGTTGATGTCATCTGTGGTAAACGTATGTGGTTTATCTGCGGTTCCCCAATCGGTAGGGATTTTATAGTTAGGGTCAATACCACCCAACGCAGTACCAGAGGTAATACTGATAGTAGCCAATGGTTCACATTGACCTGTTGATGGGTTTTTTACATATCCTTCTGGACAATCAGCCATGATTACATTCCTATTTCTGGTGGTTCGAACTCTCTAGATAATACATTTTCCCACAAAGCAGCAAATTCAGGATATTTTTCTGCAAGACCATAACCAACATCAGTTAATGTTTGGCGAAGACCAGCACCAGCTTTAGCGTTTCTCCAACTATCATTAGTCAATGACGGGTCAGCTGCTGTTATAGCGTTAACTTGTGTTGTGCGATATGTCCAATACTGTTCAAGAATTTTCCCGCCAGGGGTGGCAAGAACCTTTTTATCGGTAACCATCTTTTGTATTTGAACCATTTGATTAGTTAATTCTCGTTGACGTTCACCACTAGTTGCCGCAGGATTCCACATTGGGAAATCTTTTTTCAGACTATCTGCTTGTTTTTTCATTTCTGCTGCATAGTCTTTTGAACGCATTGTTTGCGCTGGGGTAAAACCTTGTGCCAAACCTTGACGAATGAACGCATCTTTTTTGTTGTTATATACGGTCCATGCAAGACTGTTTAATGCTTTTTCTTGACGGGTTTCAATATCTCGTGGTTTACGCAAACCGACTGCGCTTTGTGCACTGTAGGCTTTAACATCAAATTCGCCATCTTGTGGTCCAAGATACCCAGCAACTAGTGGATATTTGTCAAGCAGTCCACGGTTTGATAGTTGCCATTGGGCGAATTCTTTTGTTGGTGCAAGACCTGGTACGACATCACTTCCACCAGCAAGATAAATCCAAGCATCAGCACCATATTTAGCGAAGAAGCTTACAACACCGTCAGTGTATGTTCCAACTGCGTTGATTGATTCATTTGTCATAGAACGCAAGTCATCCATAACAACGCCTGTGGTTACGTTTTCTGCACCAAGTTCCGTAAAGTATTTAGTCATCGATGCACCAGGAAGCATGATTTTAAAGAATGATTTAAGACTGATTAGAAGGTCTGTTTTATTTATTGCGTCTTCAATAATCTTGTCACGTTCTTGTGCTGTCACTGGAACCCCATCACGGTTAGATGCAATGTTTGTTAGTACAGCGTTCAGTGTTGATGCACGAATATTGTCATTGGTTTCTGTTGCACCTATTGCTTGTAGATTGGCAAATAGGTCTGTCGAGGTAACATTGCGTCCGCGCGATGAAATAGCACCAAGCAATCCTTGACCCCAAGTTGGGACAAGATAGTCGGCAAGTTGTGAACGCATTGCTGGGTCGCCAAATGGGAATACTGTTGCCCGAAGATTGGCGTATGCTTCCGATTTTGGAAGTACAGAATCCATAATCATTGCACCAAACCCAAAGAATCCTGGTACAGCTGAACCGAGCATGGTGAGATTTTTGGTTTGGATTCGTTCTTCAGCGTTTAAACCGAACATCGAATACACTTGTTTAGAAAATGGCAGTGCTACTGCTTGTTGACCTGTGTCTTCATCTGTGAAAACTATGCCTCGACCTGGTTGTCCGCCAGCGAACTCAGGTAGTTGACCTTCTTCTAAACCTTGTTTAAGCAACTGTGCTTTGCCAATGGTCGCTGGGTTAGTCGCCATAAGTCTTGCCCATACAGCCCATTGTTCTTTCCAAGCATCAAAAAATCCAAACAACAATGAGTGTCGTGAACCAAAATATGAACGGTTTTTAGAGTTATACAAAACATCATCAACACGTTGATGCCCGTACATTTCTCCAAGAAGTTCAACTTCTTTTCGTGTTGCTGTTCCATTTGCTCGTGGCAATGCTGCTCTTACTGAGTCGCGCATCCAGTCTGCAACATCGCTTTTATCTAAAGCAGCCATCAATTTTTCTGCTTCAATTGGGTCCATTGCTGGGATTAGTTCAATGATGCGTTTCCATTTGTTGTATTGCTGGAAAGGTCCACGAGCATATTTTGCTGATAGGTCGCGGTACCAAGAAAAATTCTTAGTCATTAAATTGGTTTTTTGTTCTATTTTTGCTACAGCTTCTGTAGGTGCAAAAGGAACTTTTTTACCAGTGTTTGTATTTTGAAGTAGGTTATCGCGGACCCAATCATTGAATGTTTTTGTTGGTTCGTAAACGTTAACTGCTGTTGAGGTTTTTACTTTGAAAGCATTGGTGCTGGATACTGATTCGTTGCCAAGTTTGCCTGTAGCAATAACACCGATTGCTGTTCTATCTCCACCTGTTCTGGTGAGTATGTCGTTGTAAATTGTGTAAACCCATGCAGAGTTTCCTTCGATTGAGGTCAATGGTGTCACGTTGCTCATGCCAGTTGTGCCTTGTGTGCGTAATACTTTAGACCAAATGTTGTCAAATACTGGTTTAAGGTCGCCGTTTAAGAATCTATTTGGTATTTGCAATACAGCATCTGAACCACCAGACAACATGGCTTTAGCTACTTCACGATATTCTGGTGTGTCAGCCATTTGAACAATGTCTCTGGATGTTCCTTTAACCCAATTAACGTTGGCGGGTTTTTTAGGGTCAATTAAAGGATTTCCATTGAGGTCGAAAGCAATATCTTTTGTTGCTGTGCCACGAATTTGTCGTTCGTATTTAAGACCTCCTGGTGTTCCACGTTCTTCAGCCATCAATCCTTTAGCAATTTCGGT